TAAGTTCTTCGTTGGTAGCAAGTCGGTATTCAACTCAAGAACTCCAAAGATCAACTACACAGCAGCAGACATTCGTAAAAACCACGAAGGTGGACTAGCCGATAAACTGCAAGTTGCACTGAAACACCTACCCAAACTGGGAATCAAAGGTGTTCTTCAGGGTGACATGATGTTCACCGATGATGTTGATAAACAAACTATTGATGGTGAATCATATTTAACCTTTACGCCAAATACGATAACGTATGCCGTAAAGTCTGAAAGTGAGTTTGCACAAAAAATAAAAAAAGCCAAACTAGGAGTTGTTTGGCACACTACATATACAGGTAAAACGATGATTGGTATGAAGGCATCGTTTGGAGCGAATGTGAGTGGTCTGAAGAAGGTAAATGATGTATGGTTTACCGACGCAGACTTTCGGGACACATCAGGAACCGCAACGTTCACAGCGGCTGAGACCGAATCTGCTAAGGATGAAATTAGCAAGATTAAGGTGGCATTCGCTAAACATCGTAGATTCATTGATGAATTCACATCGAAGAAATCAATAATAGACGATTTGAAAATCTATGGAAACGCACAAGTCCGTCAAGGTAGGATGCGTTACTCTGCGGAGGAGTTCACAAAATTCGTGAACGACAAGATGCAGGGAGCCATAGTTTCTTTGAAGACAGAACGTGGTAAACTTCAAAAGAAGAAAAAACTAGATGATATCATCTCGTACCTTAACAAAAACAGAAAAAACATTAAAGATATTTTCGATCTTCATTATGCTCTTATTGAACTAAAAATTCGATTTGTGAGAAAATTCGAAAAAGTGAAGTCCCTTGGCATGTTCATACGAACCACCGATGGATACAAAATAACCTCACCAGAGGGATTTGTTGCCATTGATAAATTCAAGAAAAACGCTTATAAACTAGTCGATAGACTAGAATTTTCAAGATCTAATTTCACAGTCAAGAAGGACTGGAAGGGTAAAAAATGATTAGCAAAAGAAAACTAGAATCCATCGTAAACAACTCCAGAAGAGCTGTACTTATGAAAGAGTACGTTGAACTTCACGGGGGTTCTTTTGAACGAGTCGGTGGACGTTGGATATACAACGAAGAAGTTGCCGTAGATAACCGCATCGAAAAACAAGAGAGACGCGAAAAGAAGAAAGACTCTGAAGTCAAGGCAAAGAAAAAGGCAAAAGAAAAGAGATCATTCTTAAAACTAAGAAAATAATATGCTAAATGAAGTGAAAAAACGAGGGAGAGGTATTGTTGTAACCTTTGGGCGTTTCCAACCCCCAACATCTGGTCACGAGAAAGTTGTCGATAAGGTAACTTCAGTCGCCAAGAGGATGGGGTTTGAAAGTAGAATCTACACTAGCCCAAGTCAGAACAACGTAAAAAACCCTCTTCGTTATAAAGATAAAGTCAGATTTCTACGTGCGATGTTCCCAAAGGCAACAGTACACGAAGATGCTAGAATCATCAATCCGTTCTATATGATGAAACAACTCAGCGATCAAGGGTACAAAAATGTAGTGCTTATCGTTGGTGGAGACAGAATCGCGGACATGAAGAGAGAGATTTCAAAGTACATCAAACACACAGATAAAAAGAAGAGCTTTGAGTTTGACAACTTTGAGGTGATATCTTCTGGTGAAAGAGATCCAGATGCCGAGGGGACAACTGGAATGTCTGGAACCAAGATGAGAGCAGCAGTTCAGGACGACGATTTTGATCTATTTTCACAAGGCTTACCGAAAGCAACGACAAAACGATTAGCCAGATCGCTGTTTAACGCGATACGAAAGGCTATATAAATATAAATACTATTCCGAGGAGGAATCAAAAAATGTTTAACGATCCCAAATACAAGAACGCAGTAAACGATATTGCTAAACTCATGGAAAAGCATGATAAAGAACATTATGCTAATATCCTACCAGAGGCAGTCAATGAAACCGTACAGGCTTGTGCGGATAGTATTACACAGATCCCACTAGGGGAAAGAACTGCTGAAAAACTAGCTGAGGTCATGAAGGAACACTTCTATGGTGCAGCTAGACAGCACAAACTAGCTGTTGATCACACTATGTCAGCAGAGTTCTATCGTCGTGTTTATGATACAATGGCAAACAAATCTGGGAGTGAATGATGCAACGATTTAAAGATCTAAGAGAAAAGCTAATTGTCGAGTCTGAGTACTCCATGTTTGGCTATCAGGGACAGTCCCTACACCAAGATGACGGTGTACACCAGAACCTCGCAGCTAAAGATAAGCTCGGTAAAGTAAACGCTTTCATCGAAAACTTTCTATCTGGTCAGTATCTAAACCCAAAGGTGAGACTAGAGCAGTTAAAGATTCGACTGAACCAAGTCGGACTCAACTTCAACTGCAACGAAGGTGTTTCTGACGGGGACATCACTTCATATGAAGTCAAGTACTATGGCGAAGTCTATGGTTACAAGTTAGATGATAAATTTGGACCAACTGGTGAAATTGGTGAGCAGGATCTAGCAACCGAAAAGTTCGGTTCGCCTCTAGTCCTTTCTGTTCGATCATCAGGTGAAGGAAACATCAGTCTTGAAGGTAAACTTCACTTTGTAAACGAGACATCTGAAGAAGATGAACTCGTAGGTGAAGCTCTTGAACTTAAGCTCAAAATCGACAACGATGATGAACTTTTCGAGTCAAAGATCAAGCCACTAATTCAAGACGTTGTTACCAGAGTCGATGGGGATCTAACATATCCATCCAGAGCAATGACTGAAGCACAAGCATTTAAGGGCTTTGCTTATGTCGTAAAATCTGCTGCCAAAAAGTATGAAATGCAACTAGATGAAAGTGACATAGATACTGTAACAAGTTATCTACTTCAGGAAACTCTGGAGAGTATTATCGACGATTGATATTGGAACAAAATGGAATTTTCTTCGTTAAATGAATCAAACTTTATAATGTACGCAATGAAGCACTATGAAAATCCCACTTGCACGGGTATCGATGAGTTTCACGAAGATTTGAATAGAGTAAAATACGTTAAGCGATTATTCAGGAAGTACGAAAAGAACGGAATATTAAGAGAACGATTAATATTAAATCATTTGATAATCCTTGGGAATGTGTTCGGACCAGCAGCTTCTTCTAGAATCTTGTTTTACAAAACCGAACCTGAACTGCACTCTTACCTAAAGACCTTTTTAGTTTATCTAAACTATTTACCAAAAGAGATAGAAAATATAGATTTAGACTCGATTCATCTGAATCAAGAAATAATAAATCATCTTAGGAGTGTGTAATGGCAGGCGTAGTAGACTCATTTATAGCATACAAATTCATCAAGCTAATGACAACGCCTTGGAGTGAAACCGAAGCGTATGAGTTGGGTATAGTCGATGAGAATGGTAAGATCTTAAAGAAGAGAAAAGATCTACAGACATCCCAAGAAAAAGCATCATATACCATTCTTCATACACTAGTGTGGAACCTCAAAAAGATACTCGCTAAAGTACCGGCAGGAAAGACAAGAATAGGATCTTTCGCTGCCGCTCTTTATCTTCTGAAAGAAAGTCATTCGGAGCAACTAAACGATAAAACATTGTTCGAACGAGCAATGGTGTGGTATCTCGAAGACAGTGGATATGAGGTAGAAGATAGATTTGACTTTCATGAAGAAAGAACAACTGCGGAAATCATCGATCGTGGTACTTACATTATAGAAAATCAAAAGGTTCTTCTTACACAACCAATCACCTCGTTCACAGAATACCTCGGAGAATCTCTTTTTAGATTCGGAAGTTCTTGTGTGTTAAAGGATGATTTCATTCCTCTCTCAAGATATAACTTGATGGAGAAGAAGGAAAGAACTGGAATGTATACCGAAGAAACGTTTGCAGGAATGCCTGTCTACAAAGTAAACTCAGATGAATATCTAAAAGCCATCAATGGTAGGAAAAAGTTCCAACGATGGTCGAAGCACTTTGACATGGAAAATGAAGAAAATGGAAATATCAAAAAGTACGCTCATAGAAATCCAGGTCAACCCGTTCTAGTACAGAACGACAAGACAGGGGAAATGGCGTACTTGATACACAGGAGTTCGTGATGTTAGAAACCTTTTTGAGTGCAGAGTTCCTCTCTTTAGTAGGAGGAAGTATCGCAGGATTTATTTTCAGGACTATTGCGGAGAAGCGACAGGACGAAAAGGAGAGATTCGAAAGAACACTTTCTCTTATAGACAAGCGCACAGAAGCCGCCAACGCTGCCGTTGAGAGAGTTTCTGTTGACGCTGGAAAGGCCGTTCGTCGTTTCATAGTTTTATGCATACTCTTTGGTACTATTTTAGCTCCATTTATTCTACCGTTTTTCTCTATTCCAACCGTTGTGGAGCTAGAAGAAATTCGACACGCACCTCTTGACTTCTTCGGTCTCTTTGGTACAAATAAGTATGTTTCGTTTGAAACAATAAACGGATATTTGTTTACGACAGAAAACAGACAAATACTTGTGACGATTGTAGGATTCTATTTTGGTAATGCTTCGGCAAAAGGGAGATAATAAATGAAGAGTTTACTTCTGTCTACACTATTGTTAGTTGGTTGCGCAGGTGGTCAAGTTCTAAAAGGACCAGACAGACAAGATCCCCCCGTTGTTGTAGAACAAGGTGATCTCACCAAAGACTACAATCACATTTATGCGTTTATCATTTGGATAACTATTTTGGGTGCTGGTATTTACTTGTTTGTCCGAAATGAAAGATCACCCAAACAATGAGAACTTACCCAGATTTGCTCTGGGTTGATCCACGGGGGGCAACATATCAGTGCGACAGTCACCTTAAGTGGGTAGAAAAAAATTGGACCGGTCACTTTAGAAAAAAAAGTCCAACATCGTATAACGAAATGTACGATATACCATATCGAGATGGTTGGGCCCGAGTTAGAAACGTTGACGATGAATTGGCTGTTGGTGTCAATCCCCAACGCATAACAAGATCTCAAAAGATAGTGATTAGAGCCATGCTAGACGAGGATCACGAAAGAACTTTGTATGTTGACGCATGGATACATGATGGTTGTCGTAAACCTAAAGATAAAATATTAACAGATTACGATCAGATTGTTGATTATCTCAGCCAATAGAATCATGTAAACACTTGCAGATGTAATAAGCATCTACGATATCACCGACTGGATTGGTGATATCTTTTTTATCTGGTGTCACTAGATCCTTCAGGTTGACTCCTGTTTCGGCGTAAAAGAAATCATACATCTCTCTTTTAGGGGAATTGCCCTTACCAGTGGCAAATTTCTTCACGCGAGTGGGTTCGATAATCTCGATGGGTGTCCCTCTCTGGTAGAGCTTGTACTTTAGAATACCAGTGTTCTCTGCGATGTGAAACACTCGTCCTTTCGCACCGTATGCATACCCCTCAAGGGCTACTTGCTGAGAACCTAGAACCTTATCACAAGCCCATTCCGAGATACTATCGTATCGCTCACATTCCTGTGAATATGAACTAAGTCTCTCTCCGACTATGTTCTTTGCGAACGTCTTTGCTTGCTTCTGTACGTCTGTTAGGAAGAAAAATAGGCATTTATCAAAGGTAAATTTATCTCTCGTTTTTCCTGTAAAGATACATATAGCAGGACAAGTTAAACTATAGTCTATACCGGCTATTGACATTTGGAGAACTTTCGTATGGGTGAGATTAAGGATATTACTTCGGGAACTGGTTTTAATGGACTATTCCCAGTAGAGGCTGCTATCGGTGATTCTGGTATATCTGGACACAAATATAAGCCAATCTCCCGCTGGACTGAATATCCATTCCAATTATATAGGGAGGGTGATACCGAACAAACTGTAGATCCCGAACATATTCATTTTGGACTCATGGCATACCACGCAGAGGGAATCAAAGAGGTTGAATTCTTTCTCAATGGTGGAGATGGTGTCAAGGTAACAGAACAGGAACTAAACCCATACACCAATCTACCAGAGTACTGTGTCCGAGTCAATAAAGCCGATGTTATAAATCCAAAGAATTCAGATCAAACAAGTAATAATGAATTCACAAACAACATGGAATTGCGAGCAATCGTAAGACCGAACTCTGGTGTCCCTAGAATACATCAACATGACAAGGATGTTGTTCTTGGTGAGGATATGGCTTTACTTACGGGATATTACATGGGATTTTCTGGAGGAAGGGGATCATATTTCTTTGATAAGAAAACAGTGCCTGGAGAGTTCTCTCAGATAGGAACAGTTCTAAAAGCAAACACAGAGTCAACATTACCAAGCATTACTGTATACATGGATCCGAATGGTAATGATAATACTGGTGATGGTACGCGGGAAAAGCCATTAAAAACCACAGGAAAGGCTCTAGAAGTAATTAGAGATCTTGCTGATACTGATACGTCTCGACATATCACAGAAGATGGCACAAACGATCAATATGTGGATGTTACGAGAAGTGAAATTGTTTTATTAGCAGGCACATACACCGCAGAACACTTTGGACAAAACGTTTCTCGGAAGGTAGGAAATGAAACTTCCGAAAATAGAACACCTGTTTGTAAGAGAGGTTGGTTTATTGTAAGAGGTGATTTCGACGTACCCAGAGAAGAAATAATACTCACACTCACCGAAGCAGAAGCTGAGTTGACTGGTACTCAACTGCCGTGGCAAAACCACCCTTCTGATTTTAGTCTACTAGATCAAAACAAAACCCTAAATTGTTTCAGCATTCAACGTGTTACAATGGAAAGATCACAGACCAGAGTTGATCAGACGGAGTTAGGACTTAGAACAAAAACCAATGCCTCCGACATGGTTGCTGGTCATACCGCTGAATCTGATTTATTTTGGTTGCATGATGTTGTGATAAAAAATTATTCATATGGTGAAATACACCCAAAGGGAGCTTTCATAAAAGGAGAAAACGTTCCAGATCAATGTGTTCTCCTGTCGGGATCAGCAGCAAGTCGATCAAAAATTTTAGGTGGGGACGAAAACAGTATTGCATTTGTAAATCTTATTAATGTTGATATTGTAAAAAACGACGGCGATAATTTAAAACAAAACAGCATGGCAGCATCAGTAACTGTCAAAGGTAATAATCATGTATTTGCGAGCTGGAGGAGAATATGGTTCGATCCAAATCAGCCTGAGGAAGGTGAAGACAGGGTTGATGCGTCACCATATGCAAAGTTCAACGGATATTATGCTGCGATTCGATATACTGGAAATACGATCTTGTCCCGCGATGATCTTGATGAGAACGGAAGTCGCTTCTTTGAACCGGGAACATTGAAAGAGTATATACGACTACAGAATTTAAACTCCCCAGCGGGAGTTACATTGTCTTGGCCAAAAGTTTCAGCGGGTGTTGCAGATCCTGATAGTGCAGATCCAACCGCAAGTACAGATGATTCGACGGAAGAAGATCTCACGACAACGGGAACAATATGGCAAAAAATGAACCATACAAACTTATTAGACGTAAATCTACCATGGCAGGAAGATCCAGTCAGTGAAGATAACTACAATCTAACCACATATAGGCAATGGGGAGAGCTATACGGGTCGAATACCACTAACGGAGATCCGTATTTTGGAAACGTAGAGGACAGAGAACCTCCAACGTTATCTGTATTTACTACAAACAAAGCATCTCGACACCACAGCATATCACCAGAAAAATCTTCACCGTGGTTTTTTACAGATAAGTCTGTCACCGATGGTATGAATGTAGATGATCAAATTGATTTAGCCAAAACTATCGTTGGTTCGGCAATATATGATCCAACTCCGGGATCTACATATAATTCAAATAATAAATTCTATGAACCAATATACTGCACGATGCTTAAGTATGAAGACAGCAACTTAGGAATTACCGCATGGGGACAGATTCTATTCGATGCATCAAAACCGATAGCTGCAAACCCTGATGTGCAGGGATGGGGAACAACTCAAGACTTTCTTTTCCGTTTAGCAGGAACAACATGGCCATCAGCAGCTCGTGATGAGGATAATGGTAGAGTGAGGGAGTGGCCCTACGTTAAAGCTCAATTCCAAGGAAATCCAAATGGAAAGATCGATAGGGGTCAATACAACGTTGCATGGGCGGTAGGGATCACAGCACAGGGACTATCTTTGGAGCATAGGGGAACTGCGAGTTATGATGATTTCTCCACGACTCCGATTTTACCCGAGAACACCCACCCCGTAATAGGTTGGTGTACCCTTGGTGGTAGAGATGCCAACCATTGTGATTCAGTGCAAATTTTTGCAACGAAAGCTATAGACAGTGTACACACAATAGAAAATAGTCTATATGCATATTGCGATTTTGTCCTAGATGGACAGGGTGGAAATTTAACTGGTGATAAAACATATAATCATGGTTATAATGATATGGCATATATCAATAATGTATGGTCAAATATTCCAATACCCAACAACACAGGATTGAATTTTCAACCACCAAGTCAAAGACACCTTCTTTGGTATCAAAACACTGTACACAATCTAAATCTTCTCAATGGACTTGGAATGGAGATTGAGAAACGCGGCGGTGAGATGTCTCCTAACGACGCCGGCGTTGCCGGCGCCGGTACCAATCGTATAATGACAATTAAATCAAACACTGAACCGTACTTGACTAACTTCTACGGAGGAACCACTTTTCCGTTAGCCCTTGAACATGATGCAATCGTTTACAGAAATAACTTTATTAGCAAATGGTCTCACGAGTTTGATTGGATACACAGAGGTTTAGGACTACCATATACAGACACATATCATCAAATCAATGGGGAAGATGTTGATAGACAGGGTATCTCGTGGCCATATATCAATGTGGACACAACTCCCCTTCGAACAGAAAGAAACTTCCGCTGGGATGACGGTCCTCTCAACGGTAATGCGAATTCACAACTTGATATCATGAACGTGTTGCGTGCAGACAACCCGCCCCAATTTAGATCAATGATTCCATGGGGTGGAGGAACCAGTATACCCGCAGGAATGAAATCCCCATATCAACTGGATATACTTAGTCACGATCTACTGGATGATTCACCACTAAAAGGTGGAGGAACCTTGGGAGTAGAAATACATGTGCCGTTTGATATGAACAGAAAGAGAAGAATTGGTCACTCTACGATCGGCGCTTATGAAGTTCCTTCATCGTATTTAACAGCAAATGATGAATATGTATCACAAACAGAGAAGTTCAATATTTCTGAAGATCTGATTCCTCCAATTCATGGAAGCACTCTAATCAGTTTTAGTTTAGATGCCGATACGCATGAGAACTTCTATGCAAAACGTATCAAGATAAGAGCAACCAAAGAAGTTGATGGTGCTGTGGAAGAAAGGTTCTCTGATAACATTTTAAGATTCGAGCAGGACATAACGGTCCACCAAGGAATTAATGATCGCATTAGCAACGCCCCTGCATTACGTAGCCTTTTCTTAGATCCACCAAATGAACCATTCACAGAATCATACCTCTTCATATCCAACAACTCTGCGTTTAATCCATATGTCAGATATATTGCCCCTCAAGATAATGAAATTTTTGAACCATTCGCCGGTTCAGATTCACAGCAGTACGAAGAAGATTATCAAGCTCCATATACCGATGCTAGTCAAAACGAAACGTGGTTGAAAACTTCTTATGATCTTTCTTCTATTCAAATTTTTGGTTCCAACTACCAATCCGTGACAGGTGATCAAAATAAAATAAGACTGTCGTTTGACGACGGGACAACACAAGGAACGACATTTGCAACCCAATTCCACACGGCATACTCTGCTGCGGGGGGTACGTTAGCGATAGCATTCCCGAATGGAACTACTTACTTTGTTGATAAAGCCGCTGGTGGTATGACTGCACATGGATCTTCATTGGAATCATATTTCTACACAACCACGCCAGGAACAACCGTTAGTCTAACGAATAACCTTCCAACTGGAGAAGTGGTGATAGAAAAACCAACAGGACTATAAAAAGAAAAAGACCCCCGCCGAAACGGGGGTCTTTTCGTATAGTTGTAGTGTGATATCAGAAGGTGATCTGAATCATACTACGAATGAGATACTGTCCGCTATCAGCAGAAGTTTCCCATCCTGTGTCGGTAAGGTTATAGCCAGAATCTACACCACTGAAAGCATAACCAACAGAGTTAGTCCAGCGGACATTTGAATTAAAGATATAATTCACACCGACAGTTCCCAAGTTGAGATCCGAAGCTCCACTTTCAAGAACACCATATTCATACTGTCCGAAGACCTGAATCTGATCATCAAGATCGTAGCTTGCGGTTCCAACGAGTGAGTAATTATTCCAACTGCCATTCCAGTTGGCTGCTACATACGCAGCAGAAAAATCAAATGCACCGAACTCAGTAGCAGCATCAACCGTAAAACTATTGTAGTTATCGGTAGAAGTGTTCTGGTTTGCGAATGCACCACCGATGGTCAGGTTATCAAGTGCATCGTATTCGAGGCGCGCACTGATACCATAATCGTTATCACCGAAATTACTATTGTCGGTGTTGAAGCCATCGTTGTAGGAAACGTAAGCGGTGAAGGCATCAAAACCTCGGCTCACTTCGAATCCCTGTGAACGTCCCTGTCCATAAGTCAAAGCGGTGACACTGTAATCACCGTAGACAAGAGTAGTAGGATCAGCAACGTAACCACTATAGAAGCTGGTGACGAACTGTCCTGCCTTCACATCAAACCCACCGAAGTTTCGACTCAGGAAAGCATCCTTGAGTTCGAATTCGGTGTCACTCCACTGACCACTGACTGTATAGTCAAAGTCATAAGCCTTACCCGCAAACTGAATTCGGGCGCGCTCTACATCAAAACCACGAGTAGAGGTGTTGGATCCACCATCATTGAACAGATAACGGAACTGGAGAAAACCAGTAACGTCAAGAGTGAAGGGGGAATCCTCAGACTTTAGACTCGTGTGAGTCGCAGAGTCATCACGAACAGCCATGATTAAATCATGGGCGTTCACAGTATCCACACCGCCTGTCATAAGAGGCGCAGAAAGAAGAATTGTTCCAATATTAATCATGTCTAATCTCCTTAAAGATCAGCCGCCCCAAGTGGTGGCAGCATCCCAAACAGTAGCGATCGCATCGCGGAACCAAAGAACACCATCCCATGCGAAGGGGACGAGAGCTAGAGTAATGAGGAGCGAACCGGGTGATCCCGATCTTTCCAAGCCAGCTTCCAACAACATCATTGCTACATCCAGTAGCGGGACACGTACCAGTAGGTTTACTCATAATAATTCTCCTTATGTTAGAGTATGTACCTATAGATCATCTATAGGATTTACTGGGTAAAAAATCTATTATACACTCAACTACTTGTCAAGTCAACAACGTCACACGCATTTCCTGAACAGGCAAATGTCTGCGTTCCCGTTGTATTATCTTCCATTTCATATTCAGATAGGGCAGCCCATTCTACGGAAGGGAGCTTTCCTAATAGTTCTTTATATTCGGCTTTCGTACACTCCTGATATGGAGCTTGCTTATACGAGTGATCTGTGTGAGGGAGGAATGAGATACCTGATACCTCATCGAAGTGATCATACACCCAACCACCCACAATAGGCCATTCCTCTTCACGAACCGTGATAGTTACAGATGGCTTGTGTTCACACCAATGTCGTTGGTACATTAGCCAAAGTTCTAGTTGTTCAATTGCCGTCATTTCATCTCTGGTAATAGAACGATTGGGTGATTGTATGGGGAAAGAGAAGACAGTAACGTGATCTGGCTTCATGACATCTGGCTCACAAGGGAAGCCCTTGTCCTTCATGAAGATGCACAGAGGATCCTTGTTATCCGCTCTCACGGTTCTGACATAGTACTCACTGTGACGAGCGTGAATACCAGAAGCAGCGTCAACGAGCTGAGAGACGGTTCCTGACGGTTTGACGCAGGTGATCGCAGCGGACTGTGGGATACCAAGTGCAGTCGCATGTTCCTTATTTGTGATGATGGCTGCTGCTCTGAAGCGTTCTAGACGATCTGGGAGGTTCTTTGTTTCCCGTGTCAGTTTACAGTCCATGATCCCTGTCATGGAGACACCAAGAAGCCGTTCATCTTCGCAGTTCTTCTTCCAATCTCCAGACAAGTATCTGAAGTTTGTTAGTGTTGACTGCCATGTTCCAAGGATAGTGGCAAGACGAACCTTACGTTCTAGGCTTTCATCTGTATCCTTCTCTCGAACGACCACCTCAGTAAGATTACAGAATTCCCTGTCTCGTAGAATAATTTCACTACATGGGTTTGTCCCAAAAATATGATCAACTTCTCTAGTTCTAAAGTCTGATTCTAGTCGAGTTCTAAATTCATTGGCCTTTTCGACTTGCTTCTGTGCAGCTTCACGATTGAAGATACCACGTTCACCCGACTTACTCTTGTATAGAGCCAACCACTCTTCCATGAAAATACCAGTCTCTGGCTTCTCTTTATAGGAAACTGAGTTGTTTGCTAATGCACGTTGTGGATCTGCATCCCACCACTGTCCAGTCTTTGCATCTCTCATTCTCTCGTCGGTGAGAGATGATAGAGAAATCAATGCGGACCTGCGAACGCCTCCGACAACCACAATCTCTGCAATTTTGCAGATGAGATCGTGACATTCGATAGAAGTAAGTTTTCTACCCGCTGCTCGTCTAAAGGTTTCGACGGTGAATTCAAAGAGGTCTTCAAGAGGTTCAGGTCCACTTGCTCTTCCTCCAAAAGTTTTAAGGCGCGCACCGGCAGAACGAACTTTGCTTGTGTCCCATTTTGGAACTTGACCTCCAATGAGCAAGCTAAACAACTCTCGATACGCTTTCGACCAGCCCATTTTCGAATCTTGTACAACAATCGTAGTATCACTGTTTTCAAACTCCTCAGCTATCGTCGGCAGAGTTTTGATGAGGTCACGTTCTACAGAGAACCCAACTCCAGTTCCGCACATAAGAATGTACAGAATCTCATCAAACGACTTGACTTTACTTGCACTAACGTAGGCACAATTATACCCTGCAATATTGTCCCTCTTAAGGGCTTCTCCAGCAGTCATCAATGCTCTCATCGAGGGCATGATTTCTAGATTCAAGACTGCTTCTTGAAGTTCCGTTCTCAACTTAGGATCTACATCATAATTACAGTTATCTTTCAGGTGATCAGTAAAAAAGTCAAAGTACCTAGTCACAGTTTCTTCCCAATTTTCACGTTTACCTTCTTCGGGTAACCAACGAGAATAACGAGAAAGATGAATAAAAGATTGATAGAGACTAGGCAAATTCCATGACATAAAACTTCACTCCTGTTTGAAAATTAGATAACTTATATAGCTTAAAAAGTTCCACCATCTACACGAGCATTATAGATGTCAAATCCATTCATGTCAAGGAACTGTGACATGATATTGTTACCACCGCTTGTTTGCAGTGCATTGGTGTGTGTATGAGAGATATCCACAATTGCATTAGGTCCATCAACATTAATTTCAATACCATCGCCTCTAAAATCAATAAACCGAACTGCGTTACCACGGGGAACTTGAGAACCGTCCTTTTTAATACCAAGAAGATCACCACCACCACCGACAATTGCTCCGTTTTGGATTATAGAACCAAGAGAAGCTACCCACTCTTCACTTACAGACAGAACTTTAGAAGACGAGTCATAGCGTAAAGGGCCTGCTACATTAGCAATACCATCTTCTCCCTTTTCACCACGATCTCCTTTATCACCCTTCGGTCCCTGTTTTCCTGATTTTCCTTCTTTACCGCGTAGTCCTATGGATCCTTGTTCACCCCGTTCACCTTGGGATCCTTGCTTACCATCATCCCCTCGCTCACCACGATCACCCTGAAGACCTTGTTCACCTTGAGAGCCTTGTTCGCCCTTTTCGCCCTGAAAGCCATGTTCACCTTGGACTCCCCCTTCACCTTGAGGACCTACCTCACCCTGAACACCTTGCTCACCCTGTGTTCCACGTTCACCCTGTTCGCCCTGAGGCCCTCGGTCGCCCTGTATTCCCTGTTCACCTTGCAGGCCCTGCTCACCATTCTCACCCCGTTCGCCTGGCTCGCCCTTTTCACCCTGATTGCCATCGATTCCATCCTTTCCATCCTTACCATCGCGGCCAGGAATGCCAGGAAACCCTTGCTCTCCCTGCTCACCGCGAGGTCCGACTGGGCCCATTGGGCCAACTGATTGTGTAAATACTGATTCCTCTACAATCTCTTCCACTTCAAACTCATCTATTGTAGGAAGCATTTCACTAAACGACTCATTAATAAGACGAGAAGAACCCAGAAGAGTAACATGCACGTCTTCATTAATAAGGTTAACAGAAGAAGCACCGTAACCAACTCGATATACCAGACTGCTTGTATCGTCCGTAATATTAAAAGTGTCTCCCTGATCAAGATCAGGAAGTATTGAGCCATGATAAAAAACATTTTTACCCACGTTGGCTTCGGAGAATAGATTAATATCTTTGTGTATACTCATTACTCTATTTATTTGGTAAGACATCTCCACGAATGAGGAAACAGCGGTTGTATGATATTACCAATAACCCTCGCATACTCACGAATTTCCCACTGTGCATGTTCATCAATTCTCTGACTATAGAATCTAGCATAAGCAGCAAGAGAACCAGTCCAATACCATTCTGTATACATGGCCTGTGGTAAAACAAACCTTGCTTGTTCGGGTGCAACACCCTCTTCGATGAGTTGGTTGTATGTGTATAGTGCTAATTCTATAGAGTTTCCATACGATCTAATGTTGTCACTCTTTATTGCAATGAACTCATCACTACCCTGCTTTGCACTACCTTTGGGCTTACCCCGCCACTGTGGTAGATAGAAGTCAGGTTTGAATGAAACATAGCGACGACTGATCTCATTCTCGACGAATCCCTGCTTGTGCTTGAAGAACTGGGTTCGGATTGAGATTGGCGCCTTGATCCTTAGTGTGATCTGTGGGTGTGCGAATGGTGTCCAGTGTTTATGTTTTGCAAGATAATTAATAAGTTTCTTATCAGCTTCACATAGAGTTTTAAATTCATCCCGCAACCTATCTGCTTGCCAGTTAGATCCCTGAATTTTAGACATTGCTTCTTCATCATAATGCCACTCACTTTCCTTGTCAAAGGAAACGCGAGCAGAGTCAACGACAGTTAGATCCGTGCCCATCCTATCAACGAGAGCAACAAATCCTTTGTTCAATACCTTTTCACTCGGCTTCTTTGTCGTCATCATCTTCCTCAGTTTCTATGTAATCAAATAACACTTCATAACCTTCAACTTCTACAAAATCTTTGGCGTAAGCAATAGCTCTTTCCCAAAGATTTTTATCCATTTCTTTCACATATTCAGAAAACTTTCTACCAAAATTTAGCACAGCAGCGAGATAAACTTCGTCTGGAATTTCTTCTTCGTCTTCTTTACTCATGATCTTCTCCAGTTTCTAAAATGCAATCTGGCTTCCAAACCACTATATGTGTTGTTGTCCATGATCTTCTGTATTTCCTTCGCGGACTTAGTATAGATCATATCATTAATATCTTTTTCTTTGATTGTACTAGGCCAAATACAAACCTTACAGTCTTTATTTATGAGTCTGTCCATGTAGTTTATAATTTGCTTGTTCCTAGGCTCATTATCAAGAACATAAACAACATCAGTACCCATCAACCTATCATGCAGATTTTCTATTGCACCCGCACCAACCATTGCAATTGTGTTCGGAATGAATAGGCTATCGATTGGTCCTTCGACAACATAGACTCTCTTCTTGGGATCGACACGCCAAAGTCCATACCACAGGCGATCAATACTCTTGTCCCCCTTGACAGTAATATACCGCGCACTCGTTCTAGCAGTCTCTTCTCCCTTGAACGAAAGAAGTCTACCTTGCGCTCCAATAACATCACCATCTTTATTAAAGAAAGGAATGACGAGACGTTCCTCTTTACCAACTGCAAGACATTCTGGATCTAGCTTTGACATCCATGAACCGAAGTTGTCAGAATAATAAAGAATATCATAGAACTTCTCTGGAATCTTTCTCATCTTACAGAATTCATATGCTTTATGATTCGATTTCAACTTATCAATAGACACCAAATCCTTAAGTAAGGATGAATTGGGTTTGAATTTTGGTTTGCTAAACATTCCGAACATATTTGTTTCTTCTGGTTTTATGTAGTTAGAATTACCACTTTCACCATTCTTCCATCGCTCAAGAGAATACTCTTTCATTAACTGTGGACTCACCGACTCTAAAAATCTGTACAGTGAAGTTCCCGCTCCGCAGTTGTGACATTTGTAAAAGAAGTCATTGTTCTTCTTATAGAAGTATCCTCTGCATTTATTTTTATTCTTCTTCGAGTCTCCACAGAGAGGACATCTACAATTTGCTAACTTGTCACTTTTCCAACTAAACTTTTCTAATCGAACAGAAACCAGATTGATAAACTTTTTGTCAACGTATGTACTCATATAGACCATTCAGTAAAGTCTGATTTTTCTTTCATCTCGCCGAAACCTGAACCATACACATCAGTTGGTTTGTCTTGGTTTGATTGAACAAGACCTACTTGAGTTGCATCCTTCACATCATACAGCTTCATCTTAGACCGATCAATACCAAGAACAAACTTTCTGTTAGATACTGCATCGTTGTATCGGTTTTTCAGTTGCTTGATGAGAACTTGATTCTGTTCGTCCAGTTCCTCTGTACCGATCATGGCAATCATGAAGTCAGCAG